TCCTGGTCAATAGTAAAAGATCTAACTTCTGCAACCGCCGTTGGCGAGCCTGCTACATCAAACTTTACTACTCCAGCCTGTCCATCATAAGATGCTGAATTTGTTGCCATCTTATTTCTCCTGTGTTGTTAGATCTTTTGGACCATCAAGATCTGGTTTGTTGTTGACCACCGCAGACGCTTTGATTTTATCTTTACGTCCTTTGGTAGTGTTTGACGGAGTGAAGGTCCATCCGTCATTCAGACGTTGTTGCATTTGTTTTGCATCAACCATCTCTGAATTCTGTCCTTTAAACATTTCTGTTGGCATTATAAGACTCCTTTTTTATATTGGTATTTTACATCCACATTGACAACCACCTCACCAAGAGGCAGTTCCCTCTCAATTACATCTATGTTTGATATCTGTGTTTTGACATTGTGAATATTGCTAGTGCTTATTGTGATATCTCTGTCTCTGGATACCTCAAGTGTCTCTTCAATTCTCTCTATTATTTCATTCCTTAATGTGTCAACTTCTGTGCCTCTGACATAACATCTCAATTCATATGATATGACACCTTCCCTTGCGTTCATACTGACATCTGTTCTTGTCTCGTTGTTGGTCACAACCAGTATGGCAGGAAATTGTGTTATTGCTAGTTTCTGTACATCAAAGAACACTCTTGATACCTTGCCTGGAGCAGGGTCAGTCATATTCTCCAATTGTTCAACTATGTTTTTTGCTATATCTTCTCTTGCTGACATTATCTAATCAACCTACCTTGATAAAATGATTGTTTTTCACTGTCCGTAAATGTTCCTGATGAATCAAGATCATAGTGGACGCCATCTTTTAATATTAGATCAAATTCCTCTTCAAACTTCGCCTTGTAAAAACTTAATCGTTCCCTGAAAGCATCGCCGTCAGGTTCAAATGTAGAAAGTTTAGGATAGATGTAATATGCAAGAGAGTGATAAACTGCGGCTCTCGTGAACTGGCTTGGATTTAATCTGCTTGGTGATAGTTTGTCGCTACCGCCAACCACTGTGATGTCATATCTTCCAAATCCAGTTGTAGGCCACCATTTTATATTCAGTAGTCTGATTATGTCGTCGTACGTTTTTTCGTGCTGTGCTGACCAGTCTTGTATGCCGTATTTTTTGATATCTGGAACATACTCCAAAAGGTCTGTGTCTGTTGCAAATTGTGCCATTTGTAAAAGTCCTTCTTTTAGTTTCTACAAGGTCCTACCTTGTGTATCAGTATTTATTGCGGAACTCCGCAGATGAGATTATCTCAACAGGCACATCTACTTTCTCATCATTAACTACTACTATATCGTGTTCTTGTGCCAGTTGCTTTATAAATTTTTTCTGTTGATTGTTGTATTTCCGTGTTTCACCTTTGCCGTAATCAAAAACAGTTTTTAGATTAAGTCCCCAATCACAACCCACTATGTAAATCCTTTTATATGTGAGTTTGGTTGCCAATAAGACTGCAAGGCATCCACTGTTCAAACCCTGTATTGGTTGTTCGCCTATCTTCAACCATTGATCACCAACAGCAAAATCAGGTCGTGTGTAATACACAATGCCTTCTTCTCTTTCAATCTTGTTGATCACATCAGGATCATATGCCACCACGAAGTCAACAGGTCTCACCCGCCTGATGTAATTGCAACCAATCTCAAAACCTCGTTTTGGTATGTCTATCAGTTGCCGCTGTGATAATCCATTGAACCAAACAATCATAGTCGTAAAAAAAGGGGCCAATGTTGCCACTGGCCCCAATTATGAGCAAGATAAAACCCTCTTATTAGATTGTGTTATCTACTGCAATTTTCACACCATAAGAGTTGTGAAGAACTGCAACACCATATCTTGTTGATGCTACCACTTCTTCCGCTCTTAATGAAGCGTCTCTTTGAGTCTCAATGTTTAATCTTTGAGCCACCGCTAATCCTAAAGCATCTCTGGCGAATACACCACAAACGGCAGATGTCGCTGAATCCTCTACGATGTTAGATGTTTCAAACACATCAATACCAGCAATTCTACCTATGAAACCTTCAGACATTGCCTGATTAGTCACCACAAGTGCGTTTGTTGGGTTTGCGAATGTGTTTGTTAGATTTGACTTCAATGCGAACAGAGACTGTGGAGTGAACACACCGTAGTATGGACCTGGAACACCCGCACTTTTTAAAGTTGCGTATGCTTTGTGTAAGTCCGCCACAGTTAATTCACTTTGAGTATCTGTTGCTGTGTTGATTGAAGATGAGAAAGACGAGAATAAAGCCGTTAATGCTCTGTCGTGTCTTTTCGCAATCGCTTCACCAAATAACTTACCTAAGTCTGCGATAACATTTGAAGTTGAGTGATTTCTTGACATATCAGTCACCTTCGCCGCTATACCAGCCTCTGTAAGAGTGATGTCAGCCTTGTCAGTTGAGATTGCTGTCATTGAGATTTCTGCGTTCTCACCAACATCTGATGCGATTGTTTGTGTGCCGTATAATGGTACTTGTAATACCTTACCAGCATTTGCAGGAACTGTGAAGTTCTTCACAAGTCCTGGCATAATTGAAGTTTCTGATGCTACGAACATCGCTTCTTGTACGATGGGTGCAATCAGATCATTCAATGATGTCGTGTTTGTTGTTGCTGTTGTCATTTTTTATATGACTCCTTCTTTGTTAATGTTAAAATGTGCCTTGTGCCTTACGCCACTCAGCATATTTCTTTCTGTGTTCTGGATTTGTCATATCCAGTGTATTAACATCAACTTGAGGAACACCTTGTGTGCCAGTGTTTGATTTTGATCCACCACCTGGTTGTCCTGCTTGAACAAAGTGTGGATTGGTGTTTAGGAATTCTGAAACCAACCCATCTATATTCATTGGATCACCATTGTCAGTGTATCTTGTTTGACCTGTCTTTGGATCAACCACTTCAACCTCACCTGCTTCTGACATCTTGACATTGTCCCTTACAAGCCTTGCGACTTGATCTGGATTTATTGCCTTCTTGGTTGATGCGGCATTTATCAATGCACCATCTACCTTGATCTTTGTCAGTTCAGATGTTAGTGTTGAAATCTTGTTGTTGAACTTTTCTGCGTTCTCCTTCAACAGTTTCTCAAACTCTGACTTCTCCTTGGCCTGGGAGATCTTTTGTTGTTCTTCCTGTGCCACGAAGTTTTGGTATTTCTCAACGTCTATACCTTCAAACTTTTTTGTGTATTTGGCTTCTGCTTTTCTTCTTACTTCAGCCGCCACAGCATCAAGTTCTGCCTGTGTATAAACTTTCGCGGGTTGATTGTCCGCTGTGTCCTGGATCGTGTTAGAGACTGGCTCAGCAACCCCAGTGGCTGGTTGAGCGTCTTGCGATGTTTGTTCTTGACTCATCGTAGTCCTCCTATTGTTATGCGTGGCAGGATTACCACTATGTTATTATTTATTAGTAAAACTGATCAAACGAGTCTATGTCCCACTTGTCGTAGTATCCAGACTTCTTAAGTTTTTGTTGTGCTTGTTTCAGTTTTGCCATTCCCTGTATCATTATCAGAGGCGCTTTGCCATAACTGAATGATACACCTTTATGTAGTCCGTTATTGGCAGGATGGTCATACATTATGGCGAACTCTGGATTGTGTTGATGTGCCCGTTTACAGATGTTCTTGAGTTTTGGTTCTGTTATCTTATGATTGAAATAAAGGATGACAATATCCAGATGGAAAATATTAAAAAGGCTACAACAATGATTGATCTGAGCAGACACATCTTTCTTTGCCACTGAGATCTGGATCTTTCTATCTTCAAGAGTCTTTTTTGCAAACGGACAGATTGCCGCTCCACTCGCCTTATGCTTTTTAGCAACAACCTGTCCAATCCACTTCTCAATGTCTTTACTTCCTACGGCCACTTTTCTTACGAGCACCCATAGGAGATTTTCTACCTGACTTTGAGCCTTTTTTCTTCTTTCCAGCCATTTGTCTTCTCCTTTTGTCTGTGTTTGGTTGGGAACTTCTCTGGACGTCCCTCATTTCTTGAAGGAGCATACAAGTCAAGTAGTTCAACGCCTCTGGCGTGGGCCACTCTTTTTAATAACACACAGGCCTTCCTGGCCCTTGTGGCATTTGTCTTACTTGGATGCTTCATCAATTTCTCGTAGTGAGTGAAATAGTCAAGGCATAGTTTTTTCATTTGCCTATGCCTGGCTGTCTCCTCTGGTAATCTGTATAATTTTCTAATCAAATCTAATCTGTCTCCACGGTATCGCAACGCCATTGTTGTCTTGCACGGTGTCACCTGAATCTATGAAACTCGCTGATCCGTACCGTCTGTAGCCATTGCCGCAGGTCTTCCGCTGATACACTTGACACGGTCTTACGGGTCTTCCGTCCACCTCGTACTTTTGGTGATTTGTCTGCAGACCCTTTCTTGACTTTATTCCTGCCATTTTCTATCTCCACGCTCTTATGCTCCAATATGCTGGACTTAAAGATTTTTGTCCTTTTACTTTTTTTAGTATGCCACCAAAACGTGCCAAGAAACTTTTCTTCCTTGCTGGTATGTTTTTCTTTATCCTCATAGTTGGATCACCATACCTTACTATTTGCACACGTCCAGTTGATTTGTTTCTGACATACACCGCAAACTTTTTACTCTTGCCAGGTGTCCTGAAAGGTTTGTTCAGTGTGACTGTTCTACCTTGGTATTCAGCCATTACTTTCTTTTCCTTCTCAAGTCAGTGTCGTGTTTCCTTGATCCTCTCAAAAAACTATTAACACGTCCCATACTCCAGGCTGACATAGGTATTCCTGGTCTTGCACCTGCTGACAGGAATGCACCTTGTCCTCGTCTATAAACTTTTGCCAAAGTGCTGTATGAATATCTTGACTTGCTGGCCTTACCTTGCAAAGTCTTAGTTACCGTCGCACTCAAAGGTTTCCTACTTTTTGCCAAGTCTTACCCTCCTGTCAATTAAAGATTGTGGTATACGTTTGCCTGACTTGTATAGTCTGCTGATTTGGTTAGTGACAGAAGCCAAGGCCTGTCTCTTAGATCCTTTCACTCCTGACAGATATTTTTTAGGTAGTCCCGTTCTCTTGTCCTTGGGGACTCGTCTCCGTTTGGCCATTTGCCGCTCCTGTGTTAGGAAAGAATCTGAAGATCTCTGGATGTAATTCAAGTATCTCTTCGTTTGTCAATCCATCCTTCTCAATCATCTCTCTCATATGTTCAACCATTGCTTGTGGACTTTCCATTGGTGGATGTGCACCATCGTCTGCCATTTGGTTCTGCATCTCTTCCATTTCATCTTCGTCTTTTGCAAGTATTTCAATTGTTTTCTGATCAATAATAGATTTCACATTTGGAGTCGCTGTTGCTGAATCTCTTTGGGCACTAGCGGCTTTGTTTATGATATCCATATCAAGGTTCTTGTCTCTGATATGGAAAGCCATTGGGTATTTGATTTCTCCGTCCCAGGCCTGTCCTTGCCATAGACTGAATAATCTAAATATTTGTTCTTCTGATAGTTCCAAGTTCTTTGCCTTCTCACAAAGTTTGGCATCCAACATCAAGAACTCTGATTGCATAGCAATACCAGACATCTGTCTAGTTTCTATTGCTCTTATTGAACCCATATGTGCCATCCTGTCAATTGACTTCACGGTCTCGTCCATAGTTTTTAGTATGGCTTCAAGATTACCACCATTAGGTTGCAATAGATATGGTTTTAAATTTGGATCAAGTTCTTCTGGCATATCAATTATTGCACCTGCTCCTGCCTGTGCTGAAACTGATCTTGTTTTAACCAATGAAGGGTGGTTGGTCAAACTAACCAATTGTTCTGCCTCGCTGTATAGGTTAGCAAGGAATCTCTGACTTTGTGCCACACCTGAAATGTCTGAAACACCAATACCTCTGATTGGACCTTTTTGTGCATAAACCCATACCGCTGGCACTTTGCCAAGGTTGTTTGGTTTGATCTCAATCTCTTTCATTTGTTCTTTTGGATCATCACCTCTGTAAGAATATAATTCAATAGTTTCTGGAGTCCATTTACGGATATAGAATTCACCTTGTCTTTGGTAAGGTCTTTCATCCTGCTCCAACAACATCAATTCAGTGATTTCATAATGTCCGTTTGGTTGTCTTATGAATTTCCAATTTAAAATATTTTCTGGAGTGTATATCTGACAGAAAGGTCTGATGCCTTGTTCCAGTTCAGCCGCCCTTGTACCAACCTGGATCTCTGGTCTGTCAACCAACACCACGCAATGTCCATAGATTGAACTTTGGATGTTGACATCTCTCATAAAGGCTTCCCAACTCTGTCCTTCAAGATCAGCGTCCTTGAGGAATTGTTCTATCTCTGGTGAGCCTTCTAACCAACCAAAGTCTCTCTTTGGTTGTTGTCTGTATAAGAATGCGTTGTAAGTGTGTATGATTGCTCTGCAATGATTGTCCTCTGCCGCGTGTGATAACCTGGTAAGGTATTCACTTTCGTTCTCGTATTGATATCTTTTAAGGTATTGTCCTCGCTTGTATTCAGCACCTCCAAGATAACTTCTCTTCAAAAACTTCCAGTGATTGATGTATGCGTCATAGTCCTGGTGTATAGGAAGTTGGATATTATTGCCAGTGCCGTCTGTGAATGATGTGCCTGTTAAACCATATATGTCTTGTGCCATTATCTAATAACTCCTGTTTTAACACTGAACCTTTGAGGTTCTGCCGTTTCGTATGCTGTCCTGATTGGGTAAAGAAATGAAATCAAATATCCTAGTGCGTCATTCATATGGTCAAATCCCTGCGTCTTGTCTGGCAACACGGTTCCCTCTTTATATGTGTGTTTGCTA